TTCTTGAGCTGAATTAAACGAGCTTTTGCCAGCTAGGTTTTCTATTTGTACTCTAAAATTTGCCATTGTTCCTCACAAGTGGGGAGCAAAAAGCGCTCCCCACCGTTGTTATTTTTCCGTTATTACGGAGTAACCATTAAGGCATGGCTTTCGAGTAACGAAATACCAATACCTTCATCAGACATATACTGGTCTTTAACACCATCATAGTCATTAGCCTGAATTGAGGCTTGAAACTGAGGCGCTCTGT